GAATATACTTCATTAAAATTGTCGTTTATCTTGTCACCACCACCACGCAGGGTATCCCCTGTGTTGTCATTAGCTACCGTACCAAGATTTAGTGATTGCTTAGCCATTTATCGCTACATTTTTTTAGTTATTTATGTTAGTATCTCTGGGTCTATCAACTCTTCTCCATATTGACTTAAGTCAGGAGCTGTCCAATCATCAGGAACTGATGTTTCGACGGCAATCTCAGGTTTTTGATATCCCGTTCCCTTGTTGTTTATAACAACACCACCGACACCAACTAGTGCGTTAATGTCTCCTTCAAAACCAGATATAGAATCGATTCTTACATTTGGTCTAGATGTGTATCCAGATCCACCTGATGTAACCTGTACACCATCAATAAATCCTGAAGTTAGATTTGCAGTTCCTTTAGCATCCTTACCAAAGACTGAACCAAGATAGTCGAATGTGATTAGAGAGTTTGAAGACTCAATAACAGCAACCTCTCTATCTGAAGTCTCACCTTGGATATCAATAAAGTCACCAGGTTCGATTGGTGGGATAACTTCAGCAGCATCAACGTCTGCCTCAGAACCAACGTAGGAGAATCCAACAAATGTAGAACCTACACGAGGAATCTCAGAGAAGATGATACGTGAACCAACCAATTCAAAACCTACGCCTGGTTCCTGTATAACACCATTCAGAGAAACAACGATGTTATTTTCAGGACGGATTGTAGATGACTGAACACCATCTGTAAGCGTTAATGAGTAGAATACATCATTACGTTTGAGGTTGAATGACTGACGTAAGGAGTCAAACTCGAAGGATATATCATCCAACTGTCTCAACTTACCAACGTAGAATCCTGTGAAGGATGCACCTAGTTCTGGTGGTTCTGTAAACTGAATAGAGTCAGAGAACGCTGTGTATGCGTTAGAAGCACCTGGAGGTTGTAGAATACCATTAACGAATACGAGAAGATGACCTGCAGGATCTGGTAGGTACTGCGTACCGTTACCAGTAGTAAGTTTGAATGTATCTTGAACACCATCAAATCCCTTGAATGCTCTCTTCACACGTGCGAGAAGTTCCTTTTTATTTACTACGATTGCTTTATAATTATCAGCACTAAGAATAGAATCCTTAGTGTTAAATGTACCTTTAATGTTACTGAGATACAATCTCTTATAAACACCACTGTCACGTAAATCTTGAACTAATGCAGATGCTTGACCAGAAGTTACAACCCTTGTAGTTATAGTTGCGTAACCAACTGGGAAGTTATTTCCTACTCCATAATCACCTACGAGATCCCCATTTGTAAGAGGTGATCCTTGGAAATCAGCGATGTACAAGAAGTTATTATCTAAATCAACTTCAGAAATTATTGCGTAAGTGCTAAAGTCTTGAACACCAGCAACAATCTTATAAAGTCTATTTCCAACCGTGAATTCGGTTAACCCACTTATGATTGAAATACCAATTCTTACATATCCATTTGATGATATTCTATCACCAACCGTAATATCGAAACCATCAAATTTAAGAACTTCAATGTATTGTCTGGATACTTCTGGATAAACAGTAGCAGTTGTCTCAAATGAACCAAGTAAAGTCTCAGTATCAACTGTTAGAGTACCACCCTGATTATCAAGTACAGCAGCTTCCGTGCGTAAGAATGCTGTTGGAGTAGCACTAGCACCACTTGTGTATGCCTTGAATGGAACAGAAGCATCAAATGTACCTCTAAGGTCTATAATTTGAATACGATCTTCTATAACACTGATAGTTGCAGTTGGTGTAGGATTCCTATCTTGTTCTTCAATAACATCACCGACTGCCCAAGTTCCACCTGTAACAAGAACATCCAAATATCTATAGTTTTCATCTTCCCAGAAACCATACACCGTACCAGTTACACTTGCGTCACCCTGTTTCTTAATAACAGCATTCATAAAGAATGGACCGTCTACGATAACAGCATCAAATCTAAATCTCTTAAAGACTTGAACAACCGTACCTTCATTCACAGTCATGTTTTCTAATTCTGCATATGCACCTGTATTGAGTCCATATAAGTAATCAGAATCATTTAATCCACCACCTAAACCAATGATAGAATCTCTAGTTCCATAAGTGTAAGTTGGAACTCTAACTCCATTATTAACAACGATACTTGTGTAATAAGTATCGAGTGCTAACTGCCCTCCAATTATACTTAAATTTTCACGAATACATCTAGTAACAGATTTATCATTATAATAAGCAGATGCATCAGTATCAAAGTACTTATTGTAACTAGAAGCTGGTGCAGGATCTGTAAGTGTATTACTTACTGCTTGACTTGCGTAATCTTCAAGAGCACTTAAAGCATAAGACTTAACATTATACTCAGTATCTGCATAGAATACTTCACCCAATTCAGATGTATAAGGATCTATTACACCCTTAGATAGTTTAGCACCCCACATGTATAAACCACTAGAACCATCTCCAAGATATACTAGAGAGTTATTCTCATTGTATACTAAGAATAATGCTCTTAACTCAGCGAATCCAAATGATATTGTTGTTGTTATAAATGCTCTATACCATCCATTACCATAAGGAACTGAACCGTATGCAACTGGAGTAATACCACCTTGAGGTTGGAATAAAGTTCCAGCAGCACCAGTAGCAAGATTTAAATCAAAGAATATATCTTGCTGACCAACTGTACCAGAATCCATAGCCAGTCCAAAACGAACTTGAGAGTACTCATCAGCCTTAAAGAATACAGAGAATGTATAAGTTTGATTGTCATCTTCACTTGCTGCACCACCTTCATCAAAGGTATTGGTAGTATCGTCAAACTTGATAACTCCATCATCCCATGTATCAAATGCAGTTAAACTATAATTTCTATAGGTATAATGATAGTTAGTGTTTGTATATGCAATTAACTTCTCTGCAGTTTGCGTACCATCTGGTGCTACTGCAAAGTCATCACTGATAACAATATAACCAGGAGCCCAATTGAGTCTGATTGCTTCTGGATTTGTCCATAAATTAGGAGAAGAAATTTGACCAGAAATATTTGAAGTAATATTCTTAGCAAAATTAATAGTTCTCACATTTGCTGGTTTGTTAAACCAAGTGTATGGATATCCAACACCCTTAATAGCAACATCTGCTGCAGCACCAGAACGTGTTCCATCTAACTTATCATTACCTTCCCAAGGAGTACCATACCATTTACCAACAGTTAATTTTTTAGTATCATTACTAAATTCAAGAACTACTGCAGATCCATTACTTCCTTGAGATGTTATAAGTTCACCAACTTGGAAATTCAAATCTACATTTTCAAGAATAATATCGTGTGCTACTGTACTATCAGTAATATCAGTTGTGATGAGATCATGCGACAGATTAGTCACAATACTATCAAGCCAAGTGTCATAATCAGTGTTCCAAATGCCTGAACCAAACTGTGAATTAACTAGAGTTGTAATCTCTTCTTTATAATATCCTCTATTGTAAATAAGGTTCTTAGCAGCACCTCTCATTGCCAACTTACCAGGAGCAAGTATATTAAGAGCGATATCAACCAATTCGATAAATCTAGTTACTATTGGATTAATATCAATTGGAGTTAATGCATCTCTAAATGCAGCAACTGTAGCATAGTTAAAGTTGTAATTTGGTGAAGATTCACTTGAACCTAAATCATACAATCTATTTTTAATTGCATGCTCACCTAATGCCTTCATTTGCTCTATAGCATAAACTGTTGCTAATAACTCATCTTCAATATAATTGATTTGTACTGTGGTAGATAAGTAATTTTCCATTGCAGCAATGGTACTATTATTTCCACCTGTTTGTAAATCTGAAATTATTCCTAGAATAATCAATTGAATATCACGTTGACATGTTGCAACACCGCCTGGTTCTGGATATAAGAACGCAGAGTAGGTAGGACCACCTTCTACTAGACTGTAAGTAAACTCTTGAGTAACCTTACTTGTAATTTCTTGAGAAATACCTTTTCTGTTAAAGTATAATCTATCAGCAGCAATTGCATAATCTGGATGTGTTGGTGCAATAATATCATTAGCAATTTCAACTAAACTATCAATTGCTTCCTGAACATCAACACAATCACCAGGAGCAGTTATACCATTAGCAGTTGCACTAACAAATG